CGCCAGGAAGAACTGGCGATTTCGCAACGGCGCGCAATCGATGCGCTGATCGCCGAGATGCTGCCGGCGGCCGAAGGCGAGCGCACGGTCACCGAGTCAATCGACGACGGCGCCATGAAGATCAAGGTCTCGGTCGAGCGCGGCGAAACCAACAAGGTCGACACCGAGTCGCTGCAGCGGGACTGGGCCAAGCTGACGCCCGCTGCAGCAGATGCCTTCCGCTGGAAGGCTGATGTCGACGCCCGCAAGTTCGCGCAGCTGCCTGACGCCAGCGCCCGCATCGCGGCGCGCTACATCACCACCACGCCGGCAACGCCGAGCGTCAAGATCTCCGTGGAGTAACTCGTGGCATTTGACCTTCAATCCATCTCGCGCACCAAGCGCGCCCGCCCGCCGAAGATCGTGGTCTGCGGCGTTGCCAAGATCGGCAAGACGACCTTCGCAGCGTCGGCACCAAACAGTGTTGGCATCGTCACCGAAGACGGCCAGGACGCCGTCGACGCAGTCGCCTTCCCGCTGGCCGCCAGCCTGAACGACGTCTACGAGGCGATCGGCACGCTGATCGAGGGCGACCACCAGTTCCAGTTCGTCTGGGTCGATTCGCTCGACTGGCTCGAGCCGCTCGTCCAGCAGCACGTCTGCGCTCGCAACGGCTGGAAGAACATCGAGCAGCCAGGCTACGGGAAGGGCTACATCGCCGCGGCCGACGAATGGCGCACGCTGCTGCAGGGCTTCGAGACGCTTCGCACCCAGCGCAACATGGGCGTGGTGTTGGTCTGCCACGACAAGATCAAGCACTTCGAAAGTCCGACCGACGAGGGCTACGATCGCTACGTGCTCAAGCTGCACGACAAGGCCGCCGCGCTGGTCGAGGAATGGGCCGACATCGTTGGGCACGCCAACTACGACACCTACACCCGCAAGATCGAGACCGTCGACAAGGCGAAGGAAGCGAAGGCCGCCACCACCGGCGCGCGCCTCTTCAACGTCGAGCCGCACCCGGCTCACATGGGCGGAAACCGTTTCGGGCTGAAGAACCAGCCGCTCGACTGGCCGACCTTCTGGAATAACCTCATCGCCGCTCAGGCGAACTGATTTTCTCAACCGGGCCAAAGGCCCACAACGCAAGGAAGCATCATGGCTGCACTCGACTTCAACCCCAAGTCCGCCCCGCCGCGTGAAAACAACTTCACCGTCCTGCCGATCGGCTGGTACACCGCCGACATCGTCGAGGCCGACATCAATCAGACAAAGTCTGGCCGCTGCATCAAGCTCGCGATGGAGGTGATCACCCAGGGATACCGCGGTCGCAAGATCTGGCACCGCATCAACTTCGAGAATGCCTCGGCCAAGGCACAGGAGATCGGCCAGCAGCAGCTCGCTGAGCTGTGCGAGGTGGCAGGCATTGAGCGCTTGACCAACACCGACCAACTGCTGCGCGCCCGCGTCGACCTGAAGCTCAAGATCACGCCGGCCCAGGGCGGCTACGACGAGAGCAACGACGTCAGCCAGTACGCTCCGGCCGGCAGCAAGACCGGCGGCGCCGTTGCTGCCCAGTCAGTCCAGGCGCGCGCCGCCATCGCTCCTGTCCAGCAGGCCGAGCCCAGCACGCGCGTCGCAGCGCCTGCCGCCGCCAGCACCCCGCCGTGGGCCAAGCGCGGCTGATCACCAACCAGGCCGGATCCGTCCGGCCACTCACCGAGAAAGACACATGACCCAACCCGCCATCGTCAGCATCAAGCTGAGCGTCGAAGAAGTGAACCTGGTGCTCGAACACCTCATGGCCGGCCAGTACCGCCGCACCGCGCCGGTGATCAACTCGATCACGAGCCAGGCCGAGAGCCAGCTCGAACTGCAGGCTGCCGCGGCGCGGATTGCAGCCGATGCCGCGGCCGCCCAGCTTGACCTCATCCCGCCGGAAGGCGAACAACTTTCAGCGTCGCCCGACGCTTGAAGATCGGCCCGGCAATCCCGCCGGGCTACACCACCAAGCCAACTCAGGAGACCCTCCATGGCAACCGCAAAAGTCGAACCGAAGATCTACATCGTCACCAACACCTCCACTGGCGAGGCGCGTCTGATCGAGGCCACCACCAAGACCACGGCCGTCGCATTCGCGTCGGTCGGCCTGTTCACCGCCGAGCGCGCCGGCCAGCGCCAGCTGGTCGAGGCCATCAAGGCCGGCGCGACGGTCGAGTCGGCGCTGAAGCCTTCGATCGAAGAGGCCGCGTTCAATGAGGCCGTCGCCGAGCGCGGCGATGAGGCCTGATCAATCTCTGTGGTGGGCTTCGGCCCGCCTTCTTTTGCAAAGCCTCGCTGGCTGATGCACAATCGGATCAGTCCTAGCGGGGTGGAGCCCACGAAGACACGAGCCCCGAGGCTCACGATCAAGCAGCAATGCGGCACGGCTCCACCCGTGCGATCGTGAGCCTCGGGGCTTTTTCATTCTGGTGGAGCAGAGATGAACGAAATTGAGACGCTGCGTGCGTCGTTGGTGTGTGATGCGAATGGGGTGTTGACGTGGCGGGTGAGCCTCGGCGGAAGGGCGACGGCTGGCGACAAGGCCGGCAGCGTGAGCGACGAAGGGTACCTGCGCGTTAGGCTGAACGGGAAGCGCTACCGGGCCCACCGCGTCGTGTGGGCGCTACATCACGGTGCGTGGCCAGCCGGAGAAATCGACCATATCGACGGGTGCCGAATAAACAATCGCATCGAAAATTTGCGCGATGTGTCGAATTCTGTGAACCATCAGAACCTAAAGCGCGCGAATAGAAACAATCGCAGTGGATCGTCTGTGCCAGGGGTTCACTTTAGCAAAGCGGCGCAAAAGTTCTTAGCTCGCCCGGTGCTCAACGGCAAGAAAATCAACGTCGGTCGCTTCGACACTTTGTCAGCTGCAGAGGCTGCTGTACTCAATTTTAGGCGCGAGCACTTCATTGGAAACACGCTCTAGCCATTGGCCACCCATCAACGGAACTCATCCAGAAGGACCAATAGCAATGGCACAAATCGAATTCCCCGCGCAGCCCACGCGCGACCTCATCTATCGCGTGTACGAAGAGGCCGCCGCCCGCGGTGAGCCCGTCACCTACCAGGCCGTCACGGTGGAGAACAGCAACGGTCACAGGACGCACTTAGGCGCCAGCCTGATCGGGCACCACTGCGACAGGTACCTGTGGTTCACGTTCAGGTGGGTAGCGGGCGAGACGTTCGACGGCCGCATGCTGCGCCTGTTCGAGACGGGACACCTCGCAGAACCACGCCTGGCGCACGCGATTCGCCGCGCTGGTGTCGAGCTACACACCACCGACCCGGCGGGTCGCCAGTGGCGCATCTCGGCCGTCGGTGGACACTTCGGAGGCAGCATGGATGGCGCCGGCCTGGGCTTCCCGGAGGCGCCCAAGACCTGGGCGGTGTGGGAGTGCAAGACCAGCGGCACGAAGGCCTTCAACGCCATGAAGGTCGAGGGCGTGCAGAAGGCCAAGCCCCAGCACTACGCCCAGATGCAGGTCTACATGGGCGAGACCAGCATGCACCGCGCGCTCTACACGATGGTCTGCAAGGAAACCGACGAGGTCTACACCGAGTGGGTGCACTTCGATCCGGTCGAGCACGCCAGGTTGATGGCTCGCGCCGCCGCGATCATCGAGGCCGCTGTGCCGCCGTCACCGATCAGCGAGAACCCATCCTGGTGGCAGTGCAAGTTCTGCAAGTTCCACAGCGCATGCCACGAGGAGGCGGCGCCGGAGGTCAACTGCAGGACGTGCGCGCACTCGACTCCGGATGTCGTCGGCGAGTCTGGCGTGTGGCGCTGCAACAGGCCAGAGCACCCGGACGATGGTGGCGCCGACGAGAAGCTGTCTGTCGATGTGCAGCGCGCCGGATGCGCTGAACACCGCTTCATCCCGATCCTTCTTGCGAACTTCGCAAAGCCGGTCGACGTCATCGACGGCGACGTGCACTACGCGCTGAAGGACGGCGGCAAGTTCGTCAACGGCTCCGGCCTCGGCGGACTGTCGAGCGAAGAAGTTCACAAATGCGAAAACAAAGTCTTGCTCCAGGATCTGACCACAGTTAAGCTGGCAGGGTTCGCAAATGCGAAGTTGGTAAAGGAGAAGAAGCTGTGAACTATCCCCATCACGAACTGCTGATCAGCTGGCTCAACGGATCGACGATCCAGTACAAGGAAGGCGACGACTGGATCGATTGCCCGAACGTCGATCGCGCCGAGAAGGTGCCGCACCTCTACCGTGAAGGCGTGCAGTACCGCCTGAAGCCGGTTGTCGTGCGGTGGCGCGTTGGCATGCTTGTCGATGGTGTGATCGTCGTCGCGACCAGCCTCATTGCTCAGACTCGCATTGAGCGCGAGCCGGGCTTCAACCGCTGGATCAGCGACTGGCATGAGGTGGTGCTGTGAGTGCCGGCTATTACCCGGAGGTCATCGCCGCGCTTCTGCTTCGGCCGCGCACAGCGGACGAGCTGGTCGAGTACACCGGCGCGCATCGTCAGACCATCGATCGCTGTCTGCATGCGCTCAAGGCGTCCGGTGTCGTGTACCGGTCAGGGTCCATCCAGACCAATGACGACGGATCTCTGCGCACCGGTGTCAAACCTGTGCTGTGGGCGATTCAGGGCAGGCCGTTCGAAAAAGACGACAAGGTCGATTGCGCAGGAGTGCCGCTGTGAAACTGCGCGAGTACCAGGCTCGGGTGCTTAACGAATTGTGGGCCTGGTTCGAGGCCAATCCGGTCGGCAACCCGATCATCGACGCGTCGGTCGGCGCGGGCAAGTCGATCCTCATCGCGGCCGCGTGCCAGCGCGCGTGCGCCGAGTTCCCTGGCACGCGGATCGTGATGCTGGTGCCGCAGAAAGAGCTGCTCGAGCAAAACCTCGAGAAGCTCGTGACCGTCTGGCCAGGCGTCGACGTCGGCGTCTATTCGGCCAGCGTCGGACGCAAGCAGATGGGCCGGCAGATCACCTACGCGACGATCGACTCCATCTTCCGCCAGGGTCTGAACCTTGGGCGCATCGACCTCATCCTTGCTGACGAATGCCACCTCATCCAGACCAAGGACACCGGCAAGTGGCGCACGTTCATCGCCGATGTGCGCAAGCACTCGCCGCACGCCCGGGTGATCGGTTGGACCGGCACGCCGATGCGCGGCAATGGCGTGTGGCTGACGGCCGGCGAGGCGCCGCTGTTCACGCACATCGCCAGCCGAGTCGGCATGCGCGAGCTGCTCGACCTGGGCTACCTGGCGCCGCTGGTGCCCGCGCCCACCGCCATGCGCCTGTCGAGCGACGGCGTGCGCACCTCAGGCGATGACTACGTCGTCAGCGAGCTGGCCAAAGCGGTCGACAAGGCTGAGCTGGTCGATGCCGTCTGCGACGAGATCGTCCAGATCGGCGCCGGCCGGAGGGCCTGGCTGGTCTACTGCGTCACCGTCGAGCACGCCGTGCACGTTTGCCAAGGCCTCCAGGAGCGCGGCATTGCCTGCGACGTGGTGACGGGCCAGACGCCAAAGGACACGCGCCGCAGAGCCCTGGCAGACCTGCGTGCTGGGCGCCTGCGCGCGTTGGTCAACGTGGCGGTGCTGACGACCGGCTTCGACGCGCCGATGGTCGATGCGATCTTCCTTCTGCGCGCGACGAAGAGCCCTGTTCTCTACAACCAGATCTGCGGCCGCGGCATGCGCGTGATGGGCGCAGACATCGAGGCGTCGGTCAAGAACGGGAAGGCTGACTGCCTCTGGGCCGACTTCACCACCACCACCGCAACCCTCGGCCCGGTCGACGAGATCAAGGGCCGCTTGCCTGTCCAGGCCGGCGCCTCGATCGCGCCGTTCAAGTTGTGCCCGTCGTGCGGCAGCCAAAACCCGACCGGCCGGCTGACGTGCTCGAGCTGCGGCCACGCGTTCCCACCGCCTGAGCGGATCGTCCACGGCGCCGAGGCCAGCAGCGCGGCCGTCTTGTCCGGCCAGACTGGAAAGCTCAAGACGGTCGAGGTCGACGGCGTGTCGTATCACAGGCACCTCAAGCCCGATGCACCGGACTCCGTGCGCGTCGAGTACCGCGACGGTCTGCGCGTCGTGGCGCGTGAGTGGGTGGCGTTCTCGTCGAGCAACCAGTTCGCCAGGCGCAAGGCCGAGGACTGGTGGACGCGGCGCTCGGTGATCGAGGAGATCCCAGGGTCGACGGACGACGCGCTCGAGTGGCTGGCTTACGACAAGTCGATCTTGAAGACGCCGTCGGCCCTGGTTCTGTCGAAAGATGGAAAGTACGATTCAATCGTGGAGTACAAATTCAATGTCGCAAATAGTGATGAACCGCCAACAGCTGCAATCGATGATCGGCTGGCACAGGTTGCAGCTGGATCAGTTGATCCACATACTGCCTGGATGCCAGTCGTGCCGGCGCATGAACAGCAGTCTGCTGTGCTCGATGCATGAGGCCGCTCCTCCGAGAGACGTTTTCTTTACTCATGGATGCGACGACTGGTCACATCAGATTGGCTTGCCGATCGTCATGTGGAAAGATCCGCCGCCTCAACCAGTGAACAAGCCCGTGGCAGCGGATCTGTCGAAGTGGGGAGATATGGATGACGATATTCCGTTCTAGTATTGACAAGTCAAAGGCTGCTGTATTCGCTGCCTGGGTTTTGTCTCCGATATTCCATACTGGTTTGTGGTTCTTTTGGCAGACAACTGCAGAGGCCATGGCGCCGATGTCAGATGTCTACGTTAGGCGGCCAGAGTGGTATGGCTTCATCATCATCTGCACCTGGCTGACGCTTTTTGTCAGGTTTTTTTACGTGAGAATCTGGAGAAACAAATGATCATTGAACAACTGGCCCTCATCAAGCTGATGCTGCCGGCCCTGAAGGAGAAGATCGACCCGACGAAGTGGGACGAGACGCCGCTGCCCATCATCGTCGCGCCGCCCGCCTGGATCGAGGAGGCCCGCGCCACGTTCGCACCTGGCGAGGTCGACGTCGTGGTCGACTCGATCCACGGGTGCTCGGTGGTGGTCGACACCGCCGGCATGTTGGTTCACCCGGCGCTGATCGACCACGACGGAAAGGCCTACTCGCTGGAGATCACGCCGGAGA